GTCCTCACCAGGACACCCTTAGACCGCGCTACCGGTCCTTCAAACGCCAGCTATAAATACATCTATTCTATATTATACGTACACGTTTGGTGTGCCTTAGCTAAAAATGATCATCGTGATCATTACCACCAGCTATCATGCAGCCACATCGACTGCTCTTACTATTGTTATCACGGACTCCTCCGTGTCTAATCGGCCATAATGGCCATGCAAGCTGTACAGATTCCTCCAACAACTTTGCATATATCGCATCACCTCAGCGGCAACTTGCCGCATTGCGATGCGTTTTGCGCGTTCAGCCTCGCCTGGATCATAAAGATACCAGTAAGACCGCAGCCCGCAACGCTGCAATTCACCCACAATGGCGTCTGGGTGTTCATGGCATAGCAACACCTTGAGGCCAGGCCTATAACCTTCCTTCAAGCGAGCGCCAACCATCCTAGCGCATTCGACGGTCACATCCCGTCGGGCACGCAGCCCATCATATCCGCGATAATATGCGGATTCACCACACCAAGTGGAGGCCACCCGGTCGAACCTAGCAACAGATCCCTGCCTGAATCTGCGTGCCAAACTACTTATCCCAGCCCCATGCGCAGCCGCCACCACTACCACAGTGCGCTGGATTGGATCCTCTTCCTTACTTACACCGAAGAGGGGCAGCCTGGTGTTGAACATGCTCAGGGCGGCTCGTAGCCCTGTGTCCAATGCGACTCCCAAGTCGACTTTATTAGCCTTCCCCACAGGCCGAATCCTGGCAAGACGCTCTGGAGGCAGGTCTCTGACTATGTTGTCATAACCTCCCAATAGAGTCACCTCTCTATTTCCCAAACCGAGGGCGGCCAGGTTATCCTCCTCGGTGATGCATCTCCCAGAGCGTCGAGCCGACACCCATGCAATGGCACTAGCGTCCATCAGCGGGGCGGGCCGCAGCTCCGGTAGGCCTAAGGGAACCTCAACAAAGTCAGAGCCTTTTTCCCAACGCTCTGCTACTTTCTTGCTATTCTCCTCCCTTATGTAGCCCATTTCACAGCTAGCGTGTGCATCAAACGCCACTGAATCCTTCCATTGCTCAGTCATCCACTCCTTGTCGAGCAGAGAGAGCAACCATCGACCTTCTGGGGTCTCATAATAATCAGAGACACCTTCGCTACGCCAATTTGATCGCGGTCGGTTACGGACAACCAAATCGGGAGCGACCCCGTCGCCGAAACCGGGGCACTCGGCGAACAACACTGCGCCAGACTCATTGGAACGCGCGTACTGTCGCCATTTAAGGGGCAACTTAGTATGCCAACGATCAACCATGAGCTGGTCTAATATCATCCCACACATCCGCGCCGCCACCGTGCGGGGAATGCCGCGCGAACTGGCCTCGAGCCAATTTGCGCAGCAGGTATCGAGAGCACTGTTTAGCCAAGTGCCTACTGGGCGATACCAGTTCCCAGTGCACAAAGTGCAAACGATGGTTGCAACAGCTTGCCTTGGAGCAGCGTTGTCACTCACACAACGCTGCAAGTACTCACCATGCTGTCTGCCAACCAACTGCTTTTTTGCGTTCATGCGAATTCCAAGCATTCGTTGTACCTGGATATAACTAGCTGCTTCTTCCCATTTCTCCACAGCAGCGAATTCATCGTCGCCCGACTCGCTAACGCCAAACATGTTGCAATGTATGCCAAGGCGTGCAACTTCGCCCAATGCGATCTGTCTATCGATCTCGTGGTCACTAGTATTGTCCCAGGTTGTTCCCCGATGACCTGAGAACATTCCAGTGAATACCCTGTAATTGTGCCCTTCAAAGCGCACCACGCTACGCTTGAAGCCATTGGCAACAAAATGGCAGCTCGCAGCCCGCTCAGCGGATGCTTCGCCGTCCCTACGCTCAAATCCCCGAGCGCGGGCGCGCCACATTGTTTCTAACTCCCACAACGTGTGCTGCCAATTCTGATTATCCAAGTCCGCCGAAATCTTGATGCTACAAGCATGCGCTGCACTCTCTATCCAACGCCCGATGACATCAGGACGCTGGGTTGCAGCCATACCGCCAAAGTTCCCACTTCCCTCCATGCCACGCAAAGCGTGGTCTGCGATAGAGGTTGTGAGGTCGCCTGTAGCGATGAGAGTTCGTGCCCGGTTCTTGGGTTCCGGTTTCGTGCTTGCTCGCCCATAATTGACTGGGAGGAGCTGTAGTCCGTCACATACCCAACTCCATGGGAGGGAGGACAATACTGCTTTCTTGCTGGGGCGATCGGATGGAGCAGCGCGATCCGAACCACGGCCAGTGACGCTCAACAGTGCAGAACAACTGCTACTACCAGATGGTGCGCTCACTGCACGCATGTCCCAGGCTTCGCGAAGAGTCCGATGGTCATTCCGCTTGCTCACCGCGAGGGTGGCATGCTCGGCCAGTCGGTCAGCCCAAATCGAGTATTCCTCCTCGAAGTTGGCCACTAGGCACCTCTTCAGCACCGGTTTGGTCACACGATCATGACGTTCACCATCATAATCGGCCACGGTTGCATGCCTGGCACACACTGCGCCCACTTTGCGTAGCTGCAGCCAAGCTTCTCCCTTCAGCCGCCCGACCATGGCAGCGCGGCGTATCAGGATGCTACACTCGGTATCCCAAGTCAGCCACTGTTTCAAGCTCATACGATGAAGATCGAATCGTTCCAGCTCCAAGCGCACTTCAGTTGAAAGGGAGCTCAACCACACTACAAATGCGCATTTCATCTGCTCGGCCCCATTGCACTTCATGAGCCATCGATCCAGACCCAATCCCTGAGTTGCATGACGAGCCATCTTCAAAGTACAATTGATGGGCATGCCTCCCAGCTGGATGTTTTCCATTGGTTCGGGCCAATCGTCTTCTGGGGGGGCGCAGATGTTAACCTCCTCACAGATAGAGCGCAAGTCGTCAACGGACACAGCGCTTGGGTTTGCTGCCAACCTGAGCCACGGATTCCGAGCAGCCTCGGACTGCTTCCAAATGCAAAGCATGTTCCACCGCTTGGTGTCAGAATCAAGACCACGCTGGCAGCGACACGGGTGTACCCCAGCTGCCACACTGCATGGCCCGGTTGACCTGCTCAAATCCAAAGGTTTGGGAACCTCCTCAGAGCACCAGCAGTAGCCATCGCCGCACCCGCGGAATCGCTCGGCTATCAAGGCACGCACCAGCTCAAGAGGAGTCAAGTCACCGCTAGGGCCCACCATACGGCAAGCCATTGCAGTGGCCGCATCCTCATCATCCAGCAGAGTGCGCAGCTTATTGGAATAACCCACTACCTTCCAATAACTGTGCCTGGCCAAGAATCTTTGGTACCAGTCACTGTCAGAGGCCTCATGACTTGCCAAAGTGGCTGAAGATGGCCCAGCCAGGTTTTCGCCAGATGGGCTCTGGCCAGGGGAGTCCTTATGGACTGTGGTTACCCCTGTGTGGACCAAGGCATCGATTGCGGCATTGCCCTCGACATCCCAATCACGTTGGCCCTGGGCGATCATGGTGAAAGCGGCACCATGTTCGGCCCACTTGACGTAAGCAGCCCGCGTTGATTGGCGCTTGGCGCATTGGAAGCATATGCTGGCACAGGCAACAGATTCCCAGAATGGGAACCCGCCGTCATCAGCAATGCAGTCCAACAC